GGAGAGAATGTTTGCGAGTTCCGCTTCAGCGTTCAGACCGTGGATTGCCTTCAGGTCCTGTGCAAGCTCAAGGCTGTATTCTGCCTTCAGTGCTCTGGACTTGGCTTCAACGAGAACCTTCTCGATGGAGAATGCCATCTCGTTGAAGTGGTTGCCAGAACCGCTTCCGAGGTTCTCAGCATCACCAGTCTTCATGCCCTGACCAACGTTGTAGCCAGTGGAAGATGCAGTACCAACGGGGTTCAGGAGACCAGGGTTAGAACCAGCCTGGCTGGTAGTACCCATACCTGCAACGCCGTCAGAGAATCCTGCGGTCTCGTCAAGACCGTCGTCCTGACCTGCAAATGCGGTGTCTGCTTCGTTGAACAGTGCTTCGGTTCCGCTCTGGTTGGTGTAGCGGGAACGCATTGCGAAGATGAGTCCAGTAGGACCGCTCATTGGTTGAACGCCTGCGAGGTCATAAGCGACCAGGTTAGGCATTGCGCGTCTGATCAGGGAGATCAGAACTGGGTCGAAACCAGCAACAGGACCACCTGCAGCTGCGTCTCCACCGAATCCACCACCAGCACCAGCAGCGTTAGCAGCGTTGGTTGGGGTTTCGTTCAGGATTCCGCCTTGGAATGCTTGTTGTTCACGGAGGAACTTTTCTTGGTTTTCTAACAGGACAGCGGTTACTGCTCTTCTGTGGTTATCCTTGATAGGATCAATACCATCATAGTCGAGAAGTGGTGCCCACTTTTCCTGCAGATGCTCGGATTGGAACATTTGCTTTTACCTTAGTTTACGTTTGAATCGATAATTAAGAAATCACTTTTTGCTTACAGCACCGAGTGTTCTGAGATAGTTATTCATGTAATCAGGTGCATGACCTGTTGCATCAATATCTACTTCCTCAGAGAGGTTCTCAGTCTGCGCTTTTGGAGCTTTCTTTGCTGCGAAGTAGGACTCCTTCAGCATCTCCAGTTTCTCACGATATGTTTTTGCACTTTCAAACTCAACACTTTCGGCAAGTGAGGCGAGCTTCTCTTTTTGACTGAGGGCAAGACCTTCAGCTACTTCATCAAAGATACCATCTGCAACCGACTCGGAGAGGCGGGAATTCAGGGTGATATTCTTCTCAATCTGCTCGTTGAGTTTTGTCTCCATTTCATCAAGTTTTTCTACCATGCTCTCAAGTACATCATATTTCTCTTCAGGGATGGATACATAATGTTCTTCAAAAAGACTCTTCATGCCAGAAAGGAAGGATTCGGACATTTCTGCCTTCAGACCGCTCTCAATGGCGAGTCTGTTTTCGGTAACCCATTCCTCAGCGACGTACTCAAGATAAGAATCTACTCTTTCAGTCAGAGCAGACTTAATCTCGGTAACTTCTTCTACGAGGCGCTCCTCGTATGCTTCGTCATAAGCGGCAACCATTCCTTCCTTGATCTCTTCGACCTTGGAACGAAGTGCTGCCTCAAAGATGGTGCGAGCTTTTTCTTGGAATTCTTCCGAGAGCTCTTCACCTTCAAGAAGGGCGGTGACATCTTCAGAGACATCAAACTCCTCTTCTTCTTCGATCTCTTCTGCCTCAGCGACAACTTCCTCTTCGGACTCTTCCTCTTCAGCAACAACCTCTTCTTCGGATTCGGTTGCTTCTTCTTCGGATACGACTTCCTCTGCTTCTGCGGTTACTTCCTCGTCTTCTTCGATTACCTCTTCAGAATCGAGTTCTTCCTCTTCCTTCATACCCTTCATTGCATCAGCTGCTTTCGCACCTTTGTTTACAACGTCGCGTACCTGCTTGAGGGTTGCGCCTGGGGTTTTCAGCTTAGCTGATTCGTCGTCAGACTTATAGTTGTCTGGAGTAGGACCACCAAGATCTTCATACGATCCCGTCTGACCTGCTACTGCGCCAGGAGCAAGCTTCTGCATGGGATCGCCTGCCTTTGCACCAGCATTGACAGCGGTCTTGGATTGAGTTGTGCCTGCTTCCATTTCCTGTAAGTTGTTGTCACTAGACATTTGAGACTCTCCGATTAACCTTTGTAATTTAATCTATATTTATTTATTATTTTTAAAAGTTGAACTGTATATATAGCGTCTTAAAGATTATTCAGGAAGTCATTGAACAGGTCCAATTTCTTCTCTTCTAATACCCTTTGTCTAGATGCTGCTTCAATTCTCATTTGTGTTTGTTGAGCGAGTTTTTCGCGGAGGATACCTCCATCCCAAACCCATTCTTTACCTTCCATGATGCCTTGAACAAAAGCATCAGGAGCAGATGGATCAGCAACAATGTCAGCAGCAGTTGCTAACATGAAGTCTTCACCAACTTCCTTGTAACCCGACTTGACGTTATCTCTCAAAGAACCAATTCCACGAGAAGACACACCGAGTGTTACGCCATCTTTGAGAAGTGCTTCTGCAATCTTACCCATAGGGGTATGCAGAATTTGTGCTTTACCGATAAAGTTATTACCGTCCTGCTTGAGTTCAGTAATTTTGTGCGATACTCTATCGAGGTTTACGGTTGGACCATCGGGATGACCCAGTTCGCCAAGTGCTCTGCCCTTAGCAACATAATCCTTAGAATATCTCTTCACCTCTCTTTCCATGATTGGAAAGGGATACATTCTACCGTTACGGTTGACCATCTCACTTTGAAGGAACACGCCCTTAATGAACATGTTCTTCTTACCATTAACGGTCTCAGTGAGAACTTCAACCTTCTCAATCTCTTCTCTTATCAGTTTCATCGCTGAACGTAATCGAGTATTTAGTTATTTATTACGGTTCAGTCTTCGACCTCATCTTCGCCATCAAACATACCGTTTGACACCTCAGGTCTCAGTGCTTCTACCTTCTCCGAAGTCTTTGCATAGAGCAAATCTTTGATCTTATCAGAGACGTTCGATGGAGATTCGTCACCGATGATCATATCTAAAATGTCGTCCATTGTTACAATGTGGATTACTCAGTTATTTAGGATAAATAAAATAAAACTTTTTTGATGGATCTTCCACATATTTACTATACTAATGTAACTAATAAGACTGAACGTAGACAATATATGGAGAGTCAGTTCCAAACATTGGGACTGAAGTATACAAGATTGCCAATGGAACAATTTCCAAAAGACGGAACATTGTTCAAATGGTATTGGGATGATTTGGTAGGAGAGTATTCCGAAGATACTTCTCACTACATAAATGCCTATTCTGCAGGTCTATTCATATTCTTTCAAGAGTGGATTGACAGCACTAATGATGAATACATGATCTTGATGGAAGATGATTATGATTTATCACTTGTTAGTCGCTGGCACTTTGAATGGGGTGAACTAATTGAACGTCTTCCAATTGGATGGGATTGTTTGCAGTTAGGATTTGAGACACCGTATGTAATACCTTTTTATCTGCATCCAACAAAACCAGAGTATTCTCTAGGGGCATCTCTATTAAACAGAGACTACATAAAAAAACTTCTTAGTCTGCATTATCCTAACGGTAAGTTTAAATTTGACTATAATATCGCCAATGCAATGTATATTGATAGAGAATCTGGTATACATGATGGATTAAGATATGACGGAACGTCTGGTGGACCAGATTATTTTATCAATCAATCTGGTTGTGGTTATTCTTTACCATTGATACCAATCAATCCATACTTTGCTGGTATTAGTCATATTGGACCATTCGAGAAACGCTCTTGGGAACCAAAACTTAGTTTTGTCAAATGCCACGAAGCATATTACGAATGGTGGTATCATGATAGAGATAAGTTTACACTTGACGATTTTTTTACCTATAATAAGGACACTGATGTTCTGATGGAGAGAGACATCTCCAGATGGGACGATAAATATTTTTACGACTTGGCAATGAAAAATAATGAAGGTATACTTGTTCCAACCTCAGCACGAGATTACAATTAAAGGAACAAAGAATTATTGGTTACCTTATGCTGCTGGTTGTCTCTGGAGTTATGCAAAACAACAGATACCAGAATGTGAACTAGGAGAGATTGTATTTAAAAGGGAGAGCATTAATAAAGTCCTCGATAGAATAAAAGATCCTGATGTTTGCGCTTTTAGTACATATATTTGGAACGAACAGTATAATTTAATTCTTGCAGAAGAAATTAAAAAAAGATATCCAAAATGTATTATTGAATTTGGTGGACCACAAGCAACAAGAGGTCTAGTAGATAGAGAATATGTAGATACTGTTTTACTTGGAGAAGGTGAGCAAGCATTTGCCAACCTACTCAATAGAATAAAGAATGGATATCCAATACCTCCAGTTTATGAACGACTTCAATTAAAAAACTTGAGTTATGCCAGTCCATATGAATCTGGAATCTTTGATGATATCGTAAATCAATATCCAGAATATAATTGGGCAGCTTTGGTTGAGACTACTAGAGGTTGTCCCCATCACTGCACTTTTTGTGATTGGGGAACTTGGATGAACAACATCAAGAAGTTTGATCTTGACCAAGTTGAAAGAGATATTGATTGGATGTCTACACACCGAGTTGGATTCTTAATGCTGGCAGATGCAAACTTTGGAATATTTGCGGAGAGAGATCTTAAAATAGCAAAAATGTTGAGAAAAGCAGCAGATCACCCAGATGCAATCATTGATGACTTGACTGTTCAGTATACAAAAAATGCAACAGATGTTGTCTTTGATATTAGTGAGGCACTTGGTCCATATGATAGACGTGGCGTGAGTATGAGCGTTCAATCCATGAATGGACCCACTCTTCGCGCAATCAAAAGGCAAAACAATAAAAAGAATGCTGAGTTTGTAAAGAAAGCAAGAGAACGTAACTTAAATGTATATACAGAATTAATTTTGGGTTTACCTGAGGAAACTTTGGAATCCTGGAAAGATGGTATATGCCAACTTCTTGATTGTGGACAAGACAGCATTGATGTTTGGTTTTGCCAGGTATTTGGTAATACTGAGTTGAATTCTAATAGAGATAAGTACGGCATTAAAGTTGTCAACGCTGAAGACTACGTGTCATTTACAAATAAAGAAGACAACATAAAAGAAGTTGTTGAGATTATTAATAAAACAAATTCAATGTCTACAGACGAAATGATAGAGGCATATCTCTATTCATGGATGATCATACAATTACACATCAACGGATACTCTGAGATAATCTCCAATTATTTGAACAAAGAATTTGGAGTTAGTTATCGTAAGTTTTATGATAATATATTTGACACATTAGGCAAAGATTATAGTTCTCTTGGAAAACACTTTAGAGAGTTAAAAGAACGAGTATCTAGTTATCTAAAGAATGGAAAAATTTTGTCGGATAAAGATACTGGGCATACTCTTGAATTGAGCATGGGAACTGACTTTGAATTCTTCTGGTCTCATAAAGAAATTGTCATCAATTACATTAGGAACTGTTGTGGGATGTTTATTCCAGACGACATTATGGCACTACAAAGAAGTTACATATATAATCCAAATGTAGAATACCCTCAACATGTTGGAGAATATTTGGTAGATAATGCTAGAATGGAAGAAGAAAGAGATGATATTTGGGTTTTAAAAAGAAAGAATCTTCTAAAAAATAAAATCACAGAACTATGAGAAACTTATACATGTTCCAACCGCAGTATGCGGTAGAAGTCAGAAAGGAAGATACGTATTGGTTGCCTTATAGTGTCGGTTGCCTTTGGGCATATTGCCTACAATATGGTGATGTTGCTAGTGGATATCACTTAAAAGATTTTATTTTTAAAAGAGAGAACCCAGAAGAACTCGTTGCTAGATTAGAGGACCCAGTAGTTTGTGCATTCAGTACTTACATTTGGAATGAGCAATACAATTTACATGTTGCCAAGTTGATAAAGGAGAAGTATCCAAACTGTGTTATAGAATTTGGTGGACCCCAAGCAACCGAGAAACTTGCAAAGTATGACTTTATTGATTGTATTATTATCTCTGAGGGTGAGCAATCATTTTTAGATCTTCTTAGGAAGATAATAATGCACGAACCTTATGAAAGAATCTATAAAAAAGAAAGAATAGATGATCTTGACTTTCAAAGTCCATATCAATTGGGAGTATTCAATAAAATAGTTGCAGACAATCCCGACGTTCTTTGGTCTATGACAATAGAGACCAATAGAGGTTGTCCTCACAGATGTACTTATTGTGACTGGGGTGGAATGACCTATCAAAAAGTCAAGCACTTTGGGTTAGAAAGAATCGAACATGATATTAATTGGGCAGCGAGGAATAATGTTGGATTCATATTTAATGCAGATGCAAACTTTGGAATGTTCAAGGAGAGAGATCTTGAGATTGCCAAACTCTTCAGAGATGCAGCAAATCGTGGTAAAATAGAAGCGATTAATGTTCAATATTCAAAGAACTCAACTGAAGTTATCTTTGAAATTGCTCAAGTTCTTGGTGATATTAGTAGGGGAGTGACACTTAGTGTCCAGAGTATGAATGAACCAACTCTTAAATCTATTAAGAGAAAGAACATGAGTATCAATAAAATCTCTGAGCAAATCGAGAAGAGTAAAAAATATGGCGTAAAAACATACACTGAGTTGATACTTGGATTGCCTGAAGAGACTTTAGAATCTTGGAAGGATGGATTTGCTCAGATACTTGAGTGTGGACAACATGAATCTATCGATGTTTGGTTCTGCCAAATGTTTGGTGATACTGATTTAAATAGTGCGCTGTCAAGAGAAGTTCATGGTATTAAAACTATCAAAGCAGAAGACTATATGTCCTTCAGTAAAGATGATCATGGCATTAAAGAAGTCATTGAATTGATTTCGGAAACCAATACAATGTCTAATGACGAACTAATTGAAGCGTATCTTTATGGTTGGTTAGTCATTCAATTTCATATTGCTGGATATACTCAACTTGTTGCAAAACATCTCAATAGTTTTGGGATGGGGTATAGATCTTTTTATGATAAACTATTTGATTATATAAAAAATGATTCTGGTGTTATTGGAGATCACTATAGAGAAATTGAAAGATCAGTATCTCACTACATGAAGACTGGTAAGATTTTAGATCAAGGTAAACATGGGCATACTCTTCATGCCGCAAGTTTTGCATTTATGTTCAGAAATAAAGAAAGTATTTTTGATATTTTATCTGACTTGAATCTAGTCACTGACGATACTTTAAAACTTCAAAAAGCGTTTATCTTTGACGAAGATACTGAATACCCACATCAAATTCAATGCGGTAAAGACACTTACACAGTAGATACTGAATTCAAAGAATTCGATAGAAATGATCCTCACACTGTGTTTATCTTGAGGCGTAAGGGTTTACTAAAGAATCAACTGTGTAAGGTTTAAACGCTTCAACTGCCTCATCCCATAAAATTCTTCTCTCATAAGGAGTATTTTTATCCATCAGTGCAATAGTAATAGTAAATCTCTTATTGTCTGTTGGATTATGTGAACTATGGAGAGGACCCACATTCACCAAACTTGGAGTAGATACATCTGCTTCATATTCTAAAGTAGAGTATTGCTCTCTAGTCACAAGAACTTGTCCATGATAATGGTCATTAGTTCTATCACCTACATTATATTCACTTCTCTCTGGGATCTGTGTAGAACAAACTTGCTCTGCGCTGGTGCTGACTCTCATCACCATGTCAGATTTCCACCATCTCATGGTGCTACCTTTACCACCAAACTGAAAGATTATTTTTGCCCAATCAGCATAATAAACATTATCAGAGTGAATTACACCATCATCGTGTGGTGGCGTATAAAAAAATTCAATCCATGTAGAGGTAAATCCCATACTCTCTAACCATGGTTTTATTTTATCGTTGCCAAGATCTTCAAATTCCAATTGTTTATGGAACTCTGGCCAACGAATTCCTTCTGTTTTATATTTTGACACGTCAATATTGGGGACATAATCCCCAATATTCAAAAACCTATGATATAAATTCATAATTAAACTATTTCAGGTGCTTCTGTGCTTCCTCCGTCTTTTGCCCCATCAAGATTTGGTTCTTGAATTGGTTCTCCCAAATCTTCTCCACCACCAGCCATTGGTTCTCCAGTTGCGGGATCAATGGGTGCATTGGGATCAGGAATAATTCCTGCAGCAATTTCCTTCTTGATCAACTTATCCTGTTCGATAATCTCTTCATCACTTTGGCGAAGAATCTTACGACGGACATAATCTTGAGAGTAATACTTACCAATGTAAGGTTCTGCGGTTGCAGCAATATTCAGTCTCTCAGTCATCAACTCCGCATCTTTGAGTTCTGAGAAGTGATTATCATAGAGGAAATCATATTGAATATGCTCTGACATCACATTCCAATCTTCTGGAGATACGATGTTCTTAAGGATCAACTGAGTTTTAAGAAGATCATTGAACATAGCAGAGAATCTCTTTCTCAGTCGCCCAACAAACTTAGTGAACTTAAGTTCATCTCTCAGAATTTCAGAAGAACGACCAAGATTGAATCCTTCTTGACCACCAATTCTAGATGTAGGAACGTTTAAAGAACGATAGAGTTTTTCTTGGAAGTATTTGATATCAGACAATTCTCCAAGATTCTGACCTCCAGGAAGAGTAGAGATCTCTGTTCCACGACCACCTTCACGTCTAGGAAGCCAGAAGTCTTCCAACATAGACATGAACTTCTTGTCATCACGGATCTCTCCAGTTTGAGCATCGTATACAAGTTTGTTACGATATCTCATCATCACATCACGGAGATACTGTTCTGCCTTCATCTTAGGCAGATTACCAACATCAATATAAAAGATACGACGCTCAGGTGCTCTACTCAGACGATAGATAACCAAAGAGTCTTCGATCATACGAAGTTGATTAAGACCTTTGATTGCCTTATGCAAATATGAGAGAGTAAGATTTTTATTGCGATCTACCAATCCAGATGTACAATAGGTGATCGAATCTTTTGCAAACTTAATTCCTTGAGATGCTTGATTGGATCCTCTGTTTGCGATAGAACCAATCTGACTTGTAGATTGATTATAGATGAAGTATTCTTGAATATTTGGGAACCCTGCATCTTTAGGATCCTTCTCAGCATTTGGTTGATATCTAATATCTTCCTTCTTTTGCTTTCCTGCCTGACGAACAAAACGCATCTTAAGTGCGTCAATGTATCTCAGTTCTTGAATACCATCACTAGGGTTTTTGAGGTCAATTACTTTATGGTAGTAAAGTCTTCCATCCACATACCAGTTTCTGTAGATCTCATGT